CTACTGCATCAAGCGTTCGTTGATTCTCGACACTGACGACTTTGACCGCGATGGCATCGAAGAGCTGACCCTTGAGAGTTACCTTGAGCGGTTACACTGGGAGCCACCTGTCGAAAAAGACCTTGAGATGTCCGACGAACTTGATGGCATACTTGAATTTGTAGAACCTTAATAATGGACGAAGAACAACCACTCACAGAAATAGAGCAGTCGAGAGCCGATACCGGCTTTCGGTATTATGTCGTGCAACCGGACATCTATACCGCTCTCGTAGCTGGAGTGGACCAGACTCGTGGTTACCCAAACAAGCAAGGCACGACTTTAACCGGATTGCCTCCGGTTGAGCAGCTCGCTGACGCTACCGACGGTTCCGGTAAGCTCATCGCGATTGATTGCTGGCGGTTCACTGAATCCGATGACCAGATGCTGGAAGGCCCGATTAATGCTGGATCAGTTGAAGAACTCACTCATCAGACCTTCTTATCTATAAAACCTCAACCTACCGAAGAACTGTAATGTTTCAACACCTCACGCACCCTGTATCCGGTATCGTTGGATCCGCAATCGCGTTCATGTCAACTTTGCCAGAGGATCTCGACATGGGCATCAAACTCATCTCGACTTTTCTCGGCTTGATTATTGCCGTCCTGTCTGCTATTACCGCTATTGAAAACTTCCGTAATCGAAAGAAATGATTAACTACATCCTAGAAAACAAAGAAGAACTTTTCGGAGTTGTCACCGCCATCATTGCAGCCGCGTCAGCTATTGCCGCCCTTACCCCCACACCGAAGGATGATACCATTATCGGTAAGGCTTATAAGGTGATCGACTGGCTCGCTCTCAACGTGTTCAACGCGAAGAAGTGATCAAGCTGCTCACCGAGCTGATCAAAGCATACGTTGCTATGCTTAACTGGAAAAGAAGACGCTACATTTATGAACTGGAAGACCAAATCGACGATCTCGCTGCTGACGGTTCTCCTACTGCCAAGCTGCGGATCGAGCGTCTTTCAAAACGACTCCGATTTGAACAGAAGCTCGCTCTACGATCCTCCGACAATAACTCTGGTTGACGGGCAGGTCTACCATTTTAAGGAAGGCCAGTTGGGAGGCAGAGGCCAGAAATTCCACAGTGACTACAGCTACCGTCGCGCAATCATCATAGGGAAATGAGTAGATTACTAGATAAGATACTTGAGCTAATCGCTACCTTCAAAGCATCGCGAAAGGCCGCAAAACGTAAACCGAAGAAGATCGGGAAGGTCGCTATCTGCATTGGACACAGCCGTATCGGTGACAAAGGCGCACGGTCTGTTGGTGGTATCAGCGAGTGGATCTACAACTCAGAGGTCGCTACTCTACTTGCGAAACAGCTCAAGCAACGTGGCATTGCTTCCGCCATTATCGACGACTATCCATGTGAGTCCTACAGCGGCGCGATGAGCTGGTTGTCCAAAGAGGTTGACAAAATCAACGCAGACGTAGCCATCGAGCTACACTTTAACAGTTTCTCATCGTCTTCGGCGGAAGGCTACGAATACCTTTACTACGCACACAGCGCGGAAGGTAAGAGACTGGCCCTTTGCATCCATAAGGCGCACCAATCTAAGTCCGTTGCTCAGAAAGATCGCGGGGTGAAACCAATTGAGCGTAAAGATCGCGGCGGACATTTTGTGACTATGGTAAAACCACCCGCTGTTATCTGCGAACCTTTCTTCGGCAGCAGCCCGAAAGAGTGGGTATTGCTCGGTCAGAAACCCGCAGTTGTCGCGGATATCTACGCGACTGGAATCTTCAATTACTTTAAATAATGAGAAACTACCGCAAAGAATACGACGACTACCACAAGAAGCCGGAGCAGAAAAAGAATCGGGCTAGTCGGAATGGTGCGCGTCGCCGCATGCGGAAGATCTTAGGTAAGAAGGCCATCGATGGCAAAGACATTGACCACAAGGACGGTAACCCAAAGAACAACTCCAGAAAAAACCTACGAGTCCTAAGCAAGAGAGCAAACAGATCGAAGAAGTGAAAGCACTAAAGTCGGTCATGGTCGCTGGTCAGCGAATCAAAATTAAAACGACTGAACTTGATGATTCTTACGGACAATACGTTCACGACAGACGGACTATTTACCTAAACATAAACCTACCGGAAAAAGAAATACTGCCCACACTCAGACATGAAATGCTGCACGCCTCCTTCCACATCGCCGGAATATCTTTCTGCGAGAACTTCGAGGAAGAAGCGTGTGTTCGTTGCATTGATGAAGTCTTCTTTCCAGCCTACGAACGGATCCTTAAACGCTTAAAATGAAAGATTTTAAACCACACACAATGTATGACAAGACAGGTAAAGGCTACAAGGCTAACACCTACGAGCAGCATCTTGCCATGAAAAAGAAAGGCTACAGCCATATGAAGCCAACAACCAATAAGCGGGTTAATAAGATTACCCGCAAAAAATCTAAATATTAATGCCAAAGAAAAAGTCTAAGTCTCGCGTCAACGAAGCTGGAACCTACACGAAGCCAGCTCTTCGTAAGCGTTTGTTCAAAGAGATCAAGGCTGGAACCAAAGGTGGTAGAGCTGGCCAATGGTCAGCACGCAAGGCGCAGCTACTTGCGGCACGCTACAAGAAAGCTGGAGGAGGGTATAGGAGGGGTAAGAAAGCCCCACAGAGATCCCTCAATAAATGGACTCGCGAAAAGTGGGGGACCAAGTCCGGTAAGCCGTCTTTGAAGACAGGCGAGCGGTATTTGCCGAAGGCTGCGCGTGAAGCTTTGACTGACGAAGAATACGCACGCACCAGCCGCAAGAAGCGCAAAGGCATGCGTGCTGGCAAACAATTCGTCAAGCAGCCAAAGAAGATTGCAGAGAAGACCGCTAAGTATCGGTCTAAGAAGCGTCTTCTAAAATCAGCGCGTAAGCGCAAATCATGAGTCGATTCATACTTTACAAACCAACGCCGGAAGACGTCGCCGAAGCATACCGAAGATCTGAAAAACTCGGGCGTCTTACTACCTCATTTACTAAAGGTAGAGGTAACATGACGGGCTTCTTAGGTGAGGTCGCATTCGAGAAAACTTACCCTCAGTTTGATTATGTAGGCGGTAATTCATTTACTCACGACTACGAACTCGACGGTCTGACGGTTGACGTCAAAGCGAAGCGTTGCACATCGAGACCGATGTTGAATTATAATGCTTCGGTCGTCGAAACAAAGTTCAGCAAGTTTCAGGCTGACATTTACTTCTTCATGCGCGTCCACGAGAACTTGCAAAAGGTTTGGCTCTGCGGTTGGTGTCCCAAGAAGACCATCATCCACAAGAATAGATTCGCGAAGAAGGGCGACGTAGATGCTGACGGATTCCGGTTCAAGGCTGATGGATACAACATCGAGATTAAGAAGACCCGTCGGCCAGATTCATTTCAACCGTTCGTTGTCAGGCGGTAGCTCTTCATCCGGTTTCTGCGGCTTGAAGTAATGGATATGACCAGTCTTATCGAAGACTGGCCTTATCCCGTTAGGAGCAACTAGCTCTACGAATTCGCACAGGGGTGCGTCCATGTATATGTCTATAATGGACGGATCACCCCCAATGCTCTCAATAGCTTCGCGGAGAGCTATCCAGAACTCACCGCAGAGTTCCTGTCTCCTGATCTTCAGATCTTGGTTGGTCATCCGGTCTGTAACCTATATCGTATTTCTCGCCGAGGTCAATGCTCCATAACTTACCACCACCTTGACCTTCTGAGGTGATCGGGCGGATCTTCTTATTGACCCGACTCGCTTCCTCCAGCGTGACCATGCCACGTCGGCAGAACTCCAGATTACGTGATGACCCAACATCACGACCGTTGTTAAGGTCGTGAATCATAACCTGAAACTCAGTCAGTGTTCCGCTCCACATCTCCATTTCAGGATAGACTTCACGGCACCGCTTGGAGAAGAACTCAACCAGTTCGGCAATCGAACTACGGCTACTGTTGTCGTAGGCTGCATCCGCAATGGTAGGGTCGATGTAGGAGGCTACACCGAATCGACCGACATCACGCACGCCTTCCGGCATTTGCCAATCCAACAGGAACCGACCAAAGAACGGAAGCTCGTCTCGGAGGATAGCCTCTACCTCTGCGTTTGGTGGGAACTTCTTGGTAGACTTCTCGCTGATGAGCAGGGCCATGAGCTTATCACGGTTGCTGGTATCGAGCGAAGGGATGACTGACAAAGAGTTCGCGTCCATGTTCAATGACATCGTGACTCGACCCGTCCAAGGGATCGACAAAGCGTCAGCGTATTTGGCCATATACTCGACTCGCGGATTAGCTACCGCTCTCTTGAGTAGTTCGGTGGCGCGTCTCTGATCCTGAAAGCTAGCTGCTGAGGTAGTATCGTCAATGACCCAAGACGCTACCTTACCTAAGTCTTTGTTGAACTTGGTCTGACCAGACAAGTAGTCAGACGCATCAGCAAAACCCCCTACAAGGTCGCTAATGACTTTATTACTCAACAACGACTTGCCGCGACCTGTCGGCCCGACCAGCAGCAAAGCTTGTCCCTGCAATGGGACTTTATTCAAGACCGCAGAGTAGAACCTCTGCATCCATGCATAAAAGTAGTCTAAGGCTGAATACTCAGAGCTATTTACGAACAACTGATTCAACCATTTATGTAGGAAAGGCCACTTAGACGGGTCTCCATCAGAATCCGGCTCGACTGCCTCTAGTGTAGCGCAGTTGAGGATACGGGTAGAGTTGTAGGTGACGATACGATCCGGTGAGAACACAACAGGCGCGATCTCGTCAATCCGGTTGTTGTTACTAATCACGAGAACTGCGGACTCTACTTCGCTAATCCCTTTACCCTTTTTGACTCTGGTCGAGAAGCCTGCCTGCCTAAGCTCCAGAAGAAGTTGATCCTTCGGGATCGAAACCGCTTTATCGTGCTGAAGTTTGAAGAAGCTTCTACCATTGAACCAGTATTCATCGAGTAGGCCGGAGAGCTTCTTTGTTTCGTAGTCCTTGACGAAGGAACTCCCGAAGATGTCCGACCAGCTCATGAACCCTTTACCAGCTCGATCACTGTAACAGACAATACCGTCCTCTACGACCTGACAACCATCACGGTCGATGCCGTCGTCAATCCAGAACAATGGTCCTCTGGCCCCGACTTCAAAATCACCGAACCAGCGATTAGGGAATCGGGATTCAACTTCAGATGCAATGACATCGATAGGGATGTTGACCTCAGAAGATTCAGGTGGTTTGGAGGTAACAGCCTTTGTCAGAGCAGTATGGACAATGTCCGTTGAAACTTTGCCGTTAGTTTGCTGCCATTCTTCACCCAACTCAAAATACTGATTGGGTCTCAGTGAAGTCGAATCGAATCCGGCGAACAACTTGTCTATCCTAAGTGTCCGGTTGAGGTTATGGATAAACGAGTCAAACATCGAAGGGTCGATTGGGACTGCCTCATCAAACTCCCAAACCAACCGTAAATAACCGCTGTAGGTCTTAGAGGCCCATGTTGGTTTTATGGTAGCCTTGCAACTTACCTCAAGATCATTGTCGAATGAACCCCAATCTATAGGGGCATCGTAGTCTGCGACAACTCCGTAGACCTTATGGACAGGGTTGTCGTTGCTGATTCTCTTCGACGGCGCACGGCCCTCAAAGGTGGAATAGAAGACGTGATTGGTGTTTGGGTTACTACACCATTCCCTGTAGTCCGCTTTCGATTTAAATGAGGGTTTCTTTGTAGGGAGCTTACTCAGGTCTTCTGTCTTCGTCGTCTTAGTATCGCGCAGGTTACGCAAATATCTGTAGGTCATTATTTTTGGTATTTGGTTAAGATTTCACCCTCTGCATCCAGAGGAATGTCGGGAATCCACTCCGGCGGAGTAGACATGATTTTGATTATTTTTTGAAGGATTTCTTCGGCTTTATCCTCATCACATTCGCAGATGACTTCATCGTGAACGTGGAAGATAATATCTATGCCTGCCTTGTCGATCTCTAGCATCATGTGGCTAAAGATGTCACGGGCCAGAGCTTGTGACATATTCTCCGCTAAAACGCCACCCCAAAGATTCATTTTCCTCAGTTGTCCGTTTCTATTGATTCGGCATAGGTAGTTAGAGCGGCCCCTGTTCAGTATCTTTTCAAGTTTCGAGTAGGTCAGGGTCCGGCCAGAGGGGAGTTTGAGTTTGAGAACTCTTTTGTCCATCGCCCCTTTGACCCTATGATCCAAGTTATTCCAGAATCTAGGAACTTTATGGAGACGCTCACGATACAGATCGACGGCTTCTTCCGCCTCTTCGAGAGGCATGCCATACAACTCAGCAAAACGCTTCGCACCCGCACCGTATCCGCAGCCAAGAACGAGGGCCTTGACTTTGTGCCGGAGCTTCGCGTCCTCCTTTTTCAGAACTCCTTGTTCCTTTGTCCACAAGCCAAACTGGATTGCAAACGCTTCGTAGATATCGTCAGACGCTTGGATCGCGTCCATTGTTGCCCTGTCTTTCGACAGCCAGCAAAGGGTGCGGACCTCAATCTGCGAGAGATCGACTACAACCAGTTTCCTGCCTTTGGGGGCAGTAATCAGGTTACGCATGTTCACGCCGAACATCTCGTCTCTGGGCAAGTTCTGGAGGTTCAGGTTGCCACCACTACCGCTAAAGCGTCCGGTGTGTCCTCCGAAATACATGATACCACCATAGTATCGGTTGTCCGGCATCGTCGCATACTCGAAGCTATCGAGCTTCTTCTTAATCGCATTCACGCGACGCCAGTTTGTGACTGACTCAATCCATTTGTATTTATGCCCATTGGCCTTGATCCACCGCTGGGCATCTACATCAGTCTTAGCCAGCGAGGCAGGTGGCTCAATCCCCATCTTGATACACTCCTCGTCGAAAGCCTTTCGACTTAGGAGAGGCTTTTCGTCTCCCCACGGAATCGCTTTCTCCGTCTCGAAAAGGAGGGCGTTGATGGTCTCCTTACTCTTGCGGAGAGCGTCAGTATCAATCGGGATTCCCCGTTGCACAATACGGCGATTCAGGACACTGATGTCCCGCTCGAACTGGGACCACTTGGACTCGTAGGCTTTCCAAAGACGAAGACAGAGAACGGAGTCCTTGATGGCATACTCTTCTACCTCTCTTTTAAAATCTTCGCTCATACCGTCCCACGTCTTGCCGGACATGTTGTCACGAGTGGATTTGGAGATCTCCAGATCGAAGGCTACCGCAGTGGAGTTCTTCAATGATCTAGGCAACCCGCAAGCAGCCGCCATGTCGGCGGTGCAGTGCCACTCGGCAGGCTCTACCTTCGGCCACCAGCCTTTAGTCACGCCGTAAAGATAAAGCGTTTCGTCAAAACTGGCGTTATGGCTCAGGACCGTTTGCCCTTCCAGTAGTTGCCAGTCAAAATCTTTAGGGTGGCCGACCCACTCTAAACCGTCGTCCCCTACAACGCTAACCATGTATGCGTCGAAGGAGTGGTGGGAGAAGTATCCCAACGGACCTAACTTCTTGATGCTGCAATCGCGGTCATAGTAGGTCTCAAAATCTAATGCGTATATTATCATATTATTTGGTCTCTAGGCAAAGAAAGACCCACTCCGGCAGAGACATAAACCGGAGTGGGCCTGTGCTATGCTTATTCCTCTTCGCCGAAATCGAACTCAAGCGGATCGTGAGTATCGATTACGTGCTTTAGGGCTGCCCTGACAGCCCGAAGCTTTTCGAGGTTTTGGCTAATTTGGTCGAACTGCCCTTCAACGTCGGCAACCATATTGTCGAGCATTTCAACTTCGTCTTTCAGAGCGTCAATCTTCAATTCTTCAGACATGACTACGCGCTCAGAAAGTTGTTTACAAAAGAGGCAACACTGTCATCCACCGTTTCTACGGTAGCGGTCAGAGTTGGGTTAAACCAAGTGTATTTACCTTTGGTCAGTTCCTCCGAAGTAAAGTTCCAGATCTTGTTGTGGATCGCCTGTCCGGTAAGAGCAGCATTCGTTGCCAAACGCTTGTAGGTCGAACGATAGGCGTTCTTCCCTACATTGATCTTACCCAACGCATAGGTGTGGTCACCAATAGGCAACTGGTATGCGTCAACATCAGATGACTCTTCGGGCTGCTGGATCAACAAGGTCAACTCAGCGAACTCGGTCATCTCCCAATCAGATTCCTCTCCGATTGCGTTAGCTTGCTCTTTAGACCAAGCGATGCGTGGGATGTCCTCCTCATCGAAGGGGATGTTCTCCCGCCAGCCCTTTTGAGCTACGACAGGAATCACCTTAAGGGGTTGGTTCGGTGGGGCGAGTTCGTAGGTCTTATCGAACAAGATAGACCCAACGGGGGCTTCCGACTCAGACATCTTCTGACAGATGTTGATTCGTGGAATCTCAATATCTTCGATATCAAGTTCGATTCCAGTTACGTTAGTGGAGAGACCAGTGTTAGCTTCGGTCTCTGCGATTTCGGTTTTGGTATTAGCCATATTTTCTATTCTGTTTTTGGTTTACTGACTCGCGACACTGTGCCGCTCGTCTGATGTTTCGATGATTCCCGCGTTCTCGCAGTCGTCATAGAAGTCTTGTTGTTTGCTCCGGTCTACCTTTTTGGAGACCTTGGCGAGGGGGAAATTAACTTGATCCAGCAAAGTGTCCAGATCAATTCCGTAATTTTCTGCGATTTTTACAAAAGCCGCGTTATCGGAGATCTTTCGGGTCCGCCCCATCGACCGTAACTTCAGGCCGTCAAGCTTCTCCCCATCCTTCAGGGCATCAAGCGTTTTACGTTTGATCGACGCTGCCCAGTTCTCAACGATCTTCGCGATGTTGAAAAGCTCCGAGAGTCGGGCCGGATCGTCAACGTCGGTAGGATCGATGTCCGGTAACGTAGTATCCAGTTTCTTGGCTACGTTGATAACGAGACCACCCAACGCAGGACACACCTCTTCGTGTTTGCAGAATCGGCAATACTGAGTCGGGGTGCATTCATTAAGTTCGGGTGTGCCGTCCTGCCATTTCGGGCGGATCTCTTCACCAGCTTTGATCACTCGACTGAGGTCTTCGACAAGCGTCGGCAGGTCTTCGCGTTTGAAAACGTGAGATAGGGTCGCGTTGTGCTGCGGCACGTAGAACGCAAAGACGATCTCTTCGATGTCAGGATACTTCTGGAATGCTCCGGTCGTGTAAGCTTTGGCCTGCCAGTTCTTCTCCGGCGGATCAATGATCGAGATGCCTGTTTTGTAATCGGCCATGACGGCGCGATCTCCGCCTTTGAGAATCAGGAATCGGTCACAGGTTCCCCATGTCTCAGTGCCATCTAAAGCGACCTCAACTTGGATCTCGTTAAGCTCTTCCTCGATCTCGTCGAAGTTCGTCATGAAGTCCTGCTCCATCTTAACGATCTGCTCGTAGATCTCATGCTCCTCCTCAGTATGGAGGGCAGAAGGATCGAAGACTTCAAGAGCCTCGTGGATTCGAGTCCCCATTTCGGCTGCTGCGGATGTTCCATCACGGCCCTGATAAGCAGCGCAAGCGGCTACATACTTTAGGCTAGATGGAGAAAACTCCGCGTGGCCTCTATCGCTATGGTTGGGTTGTTCGTTCATTATTTTCAAAAGCTAATTCAGGATGTAAGTCGTTTAGTTGGTCTTGATCAAGTCCGTATCCTTTGCCGTAACCTAAATCAATAAGGTTCTCTTCCTTAATCAATTCTTCTTTGTATGCCCAGCCGACAAATTTCACGCAACGGTTTTTGACAATAGCGAGAACATAGACATCGATGTCTGGGTTGACTTTGCGAGTAGATAGCAGCATGCCGTCTGAGTGTCGCGTCGATTTAACATCGTAATTTAATCCGTTGAAGTTACCGTCTGCGCTACCGCTTCTCGGCTTCAGACCTAAATCTGGAAAGGTATTGAATGCTTTCGCAAAGGCATACTCAGCTTTCATGCCCATCACGTCAGCGTCTGCACCATCTTGGTTTCCTATTTTCGCGTCTTTTACACGAGAACTTCTAGCGATCAAGGACCGTAATCTCCCTAATGTTTCGCAGACGGTTATCTCGTCCGGCTCTAATACTATTTTTAGAGCCGGACCTATAACTGGTTTATATTTAAGAGCCATTGGATTTGGCGGTCATTCCGTTTATCCGCTTCACCTCACGTTGGAGGCGGTCGCGTTTCTTGAGTGTGCGCTCAACTTTGTTGTTCAACATGAAGATCTCATCCTCAAGTAGCTTGAGTCTGACCTTCTCTGCCTCTGATAAGTATTTAGTGTTGGTGTTCATTTTGTTGTTTTCTGAATTTACTAATAATGCTGTTTATCGCGTCACGGCCAAGGTTGAACGAACGCGCTATCAAATCTCTCGAATATCCCAAATCGGCTAGCTCAGTGATTACACGATGCCTAATGTGAGAGGATTGCATTCTGGTTTGGATG